GAGCGTCTGCGTAATGCGCAGGAGGCCATTCAGACCCAGCAGCAGGCTGGGCTGCTAACCGAAGCACAGGCGCGTCAGCAGATCGTGGCCTTGCAACAGCAATCAGCCACCGAGATGGAGCGCCTGTTGCCGACCATGCAGCAAGCTGCGCAGGCCATCGGGCCGGATGCGGTGATTCGCGTGCAGGCGTGGCGCAACGAGCTGGATCGCACCAAGCTCACCGTCGATGAAATGGCCCCGCTGTGGAATCGCATCGGCGAGAGCTTTGGTGGTGCGCTCAACGGGATGATCACCGGCGCGCAGACCTGGCGCAGTGCCTTGGCGAGCATCTTCCAGCAAGTGGCCGATGCCTTCCTGCAGCAGATCGTGATCCAGCCGTTCCAGCAGTGGATCGCCATGCAGGCGCGGATGCTGGCGCTCAAGCTCGGTTTCATCCAGCAGGAGCAAACCGTCGATGCGGCGGCAAGCGCTGCCAAAGTCGCCCAAAAGACCACCGAAACCACCGCTGTGGTGTCGATGGATGCCGCCAAGGCTGGTGCAGGTGCAGCAGCGTCGCAAGCCTCCGTGCCCATCGTTGGCCCGGGACTGGCCATTGCCGCAATGGTGGCGATGGTCGCCGCTGTGATGGCGCTGCTGGGCGGCATCAAGAAATTCGCAACAGGTGGTCTGGTCTCCGGCCCGGGTAGCGCCACCTCGGACTCGATCCCGGCGCGCCTGTCCGCAGGTGAATACGTGGTGCGGGCGGCCGCCGTGCGCCAGGTCGGCGTGGCCTTCCTCGACTCGCTCAACGGTTTATCCGTCGGCCCGCGTTTTAAAGGCGGCGAGCTGGCCTTTGCTGCCGGTGGGCTGGTGCCGGAGGTCAAAGTGCCACCCGCGCAGCCGCAGATGAATCAAGCGGTGCGCATCGTCAACGCCATCGATCCCGGCGTGACCCACGACCACCTGCAATCGCCTGCCGGAGAGCGGGTCATCGTCAACATCATCGGGCGCAACGCGCGGGCCATCCGCTCGGCGCTCCAAGGCTGAATTTTGAGGGGAAAGTCGACATGGCACTTTTGTTCATCGATGGTTTCGACCACTACGACCCGCAAGCTGTGGACAGCTTTGGCGATCCGTGGCTGGCGCGTGGCAAGGCGGCGTATCTGTCGCCGCAGGCCACCCGCATCAATGGCCGTCGCCCGTCCTCCTATGCCCTGCGTTTGCCGGAAGGCTCGGGCGGTGGCTACGTCAAGAACCTCGACGCCACCAAGACCAGCCTGATCGTGGGGGCGGCCATTCGCGTGGTGCCGTACCAGAACACCTACACCGAACCCTTGCTGCTGGGCGTGCGCGATGCCAACGCGCAGGTCGCCCATCTCGTCAAAATCGGCGAGGACGGGCGGCTCAAGCTCTACCGCTGGCAATACGGCTACGACCAGTTGATCTCGACCTCGGTAGCCAGTGCCCCGGCGCGCGGCTGGCACTACATCGAGTTGCAGGTCACGCAAGGCACCAGCAACGGCGTGCTGTCGGTGCGCATCAACGGCATCCTGGCCATCCAGATGACCGCGCAGAACACCATCCAGGGCGGTGGCCAACTGGTCACCGCATTCGTGGGCGCGGTGCCCGGACAGAGCTGCCCGCTGACCATCGACGTCGATGACTTCTACATTGCAGACACCACCGGCACGATCAACAACACCTTCCTGGGCGATGTGCGTGTCGATGCTTTGCAGGCACAGTCCGATGGCAGCCTGAACCAGTGGACAGCCAGTCCGGTTGGTACTGCCGCATGGGAAGCCGTGAGCGACGAAGACGAGGACACGGCGATCAGCGCGCCCAGTGTCGGACTGCGCCAGTCCTTCGATGTCGAAGTGCTGCCGGTGATGGCCACGCCCGCCATCTACGGCGTGCAGCTCACGATGCTGGCGCGCAAGACCGATGCGGGTCTGGGCAAGGTCAAAGGCCTCGTGGTCAGTGGTGCGCAAAGCGCCACCAGCGCCGACATCATCCTGCAGGAGCAACTGGCGTGGCAGAGCACGCTGTTCGAACGCAACCCGAACGGCAATGTGCAATGGACGGAAGCCGCCTTCAATGCCGCTGAATTCGGCGTGGAGTCGGCATGACGGATCGCATCGTCGTTCAAGACATTGCGGAGGTTTCCAGCAAGCCTACGCCCGGAAGTGAACTGCTGGAAATTCAGGGCGAAGTGCTGTCGCGTGTATCGTTCGGAGCCAGTGCGGCTACCTTCATGCCCGAAACGGCCATTGCGCCGGTTCCGCCCAACTTGGCTGCGACTTGGCATGCTGAGTCTCTGGCGCACCCGTGGCCACCCATCGATGCCCCGGTATTCCTCGTCGAGGTGCTGCGCCGGGACACCGCATCCAGCGCCATCGTCGCCACTGGCATGGACGCCTTCGGGGATCAACCCTGGCCGGATGCGCAACGCGGTGTGTTTGCCTTTCGCCACGACTGGGCCGAGCCCTTGGTCGAACGGCTTGAGTGGCAGACCAGCGTCACACGGCTGGCCAGCGGCAACGAATCCCGGCAAGCACGCCGCCGCGTTCCTCGGCGCTGGCTCACCTACAAGGTGGGCAATGCCCGCCCGACCGACGCACTGGTCGCCGACTGGCTGGCCGATCATCTGGGCCAAACCGCGTGGTGGCCGCTGCCACAGTACGCCGTCCACCTCGTCGAAAACGCTGAGGAGGGCGCGCTGACCCTGGCGGTATCGGAGGCCGACTGGCGGCGCTTCGCTCCTCCTGCTGCTTCGCTGCGCTTGACCTACGACGGCGTGCAGGGCTGGGAGGGCGGCGAACGCTGGGTTCTGATCATTGCGCCTGAGGGCTGGCAAGTCGCCCAACTCAGCGACGTGGAAACCGATCTGCTGTGGCTGGCCGATCCGCTGGCCCGCAAAGCGGCGGCTGGTAGCGCCGTGCTGCCGCTGGTGTGGGGCAAGGCCATTGATCCGGCCGATCTCACCCAATGGGTTCCGGGGATGGTCGGCGGCAGCGTCACCGCGAGCGTCACGCCCGAACAAAGGCCGGACATGGATGTCCTCGATGACCCGTGGCTGGACGAGATCCCGGTCTGGCCCGATGGCAACTGGCGCGACGATCCCACGGCCAGCGCGCAGGCGACGATCACGCGCCAGAATTTCTCACCCGCAGATCCGTGGGTGCGACGTGACGATCCGTGGGCGACGACGACTTACCAGCGCCGCTACCTGGCCAGCTCGCTTGATGAAGTCGACATCTGGCGGGCGCGGCTGTGGCGCACCCAAGGCCGTCTGGAAGCCTTCTGGCTGCCCGATGGCTTGGCCCCGATCCTGTGGGTGAGCGTCGAAGCTGATCCCGATGACGGTTTCCTGCGCGTCGATGGCAAAGACCTCTCGGCATTCTGGCATCGCCCCGCCGCCTGTTTGATCGTGCATCCGGGCGGCTATCGGCAGTACGCCCTGACGGCGACCTGCCATCTGGATCAGGGCGGTGTTCTGGTGCTGCGCTCGGGCCTCGACGACTGGGTGCCCGCAGGCAGCCGGATTGTTCGCCTCGTGCGCTGCCGACTCGACCACGACGCCATCGACCTGTACTGGCATAGCCCGCAGTTGGTGGAGATCACCCTGACCGCGCGCCAGTTGCCCGAGCCACGCGGCAACGACCGAGAAACGTATGGAGAGTACGCCGTATGAGCCAACAAGCGCTGATGGAAGTCGAGCTCTACGCCTTCGCCAGCAGCAGCGCGAATTTCTTCCTGACCCCGCACGAATTCGACGTCGATCTCGACGGCACGCTGTACACCAGCCTGTCCATCGAGCGCAACGAACTGGCGCTGGGGGCCGAAGCGGCCAAGTCAGCGCTGGATCTCAAGCTGCCACCCGACGGTGAACTGGTGCGCCACCTGCTGGCCACGTCGCTCACCGGCGACACCACTTCTGTCACCTTGCGCATCGGGCGGCGCGATACCTGGGGCGATTACTGGTGGTTGTCGGGCACGCGCTGGATGGGCCGGGTGCTGGGTGTGGAAATCGACGCCGATGCCGCCCGTATCCGCTGCGAATCGGCACAGGTCAGTTTGAAGCGCATCGGCCTGCGCAGGCTCTACAGCCGCAACTGTTCCCACGTTCTGTACTCCAGTGCCTGTGGGGCGTCGCCCATTTCCGAGAGCGCCTTCGTCTATGAAGCCTATGGCCGCAGTGTCGAGCTCGATGGAGGTGTGCCGGGTGGCGTCAGCGGTGGCTTGGCCGGTGGCTGGCTGCAAACGCCGGATGGGGCACGCCACATGATCATCCGCGACTACGGCAGCGGCGTCGAACTGCTCTATCCAGCGGCCATTGAGCCGGGCACGCAAGTGTTGTTGACGGTCGGCTGCGATCACAGCACGCAAACGTGCGCCTCGCGCTTCGGCAACCTCGACAACTACGGCGGCTTTCCCGCCATCCCGAGCAAGAACCCGTTTTCGACGGGCGTGTTCTGACCCTTCCGGAGAATTTCCATGTGGTACCTCGTCGTCATCGTGGTGGCGGCGCTGGTTTCGGTCGCGCTCGCGCCGAAACCGCCCGAGCCCAAACCCGCATCGCTGTCCGACGTCGATGCACCCACCGCTGAAGAAGGCCGACCGATTCCGGTCGTGTTCGGCACCGTGCTGCTGCGTGGAGCCAACGTCGTCTGGTACGGCGATCTGGAAGCCGAACCGATCCGCAAAAAAGGAGGCAAGAAATGAGCACGGATGTGACCGTCACCATCGACGATGTGCGCGCCGTTGGCCTGTGCGTGAACGGCACACGGGTCTGGTTCGCGCGCCAAGATATGGACTTCCGCGCCTTCCTGCGTGACGGCTGCGCTGCCGACACCTTGCTGGCCACCGGCGACGCGATGGCCTTGCGGGTGGTCGAGCACGCTCGTGCGCACATCCGGCAGGAGCAGCACTGATGGGTGGCAGCAGCAAAAAGCAAACCGTCGGCTACCGCTACCGGATGGGACTGCACCTGGTGCTGTGCCAAGGGCCGGTCGATGCCGTGCAGGAAATCCAGATGGGCGACCGTACCGCGTGGGGCGATGCCGACCGGGGGCCGCTGTCCAGCGGGCACGGTCTGACTACCCTCGGTATCCACAAGCCCACGCTGTTTGGCGGTGACGAGCGTGAAGGTGGTGTGGTCGGCAACATCGACGTGCTGCCCGGTGGCCCCGGCCAGGGGCGCAACGACTACCTGATGAGCCGCCTTGGGCCAGCCATTCCGGCCTTCCGGGGCGTGCTGTCACTGGTGGCGCGCAAGATTCTGTTTGCGGCCAACAACCCCTACATCAAGCCGTGGGCCGTGCGCGTGCGCCGTTTCACGGCGGGCTGGCACGGTTACCCGTGGATGGAGTGGAACGCCGAAGTCCGCGCCTGGGATGACAGCCAAGGCCGCGAGATCAGTGTCGGCATGAACCCGGCCCACATCCTGGTGCAATGCCTGACCGACCCGCACTGGGGCATGGGCTACCCGCAGGACAGCATCGGTTGGAGTTTCTGGAATGCGGCGTGGGCCCTGTCGGATGAGGGCTTCGGCCTGAATCTGATCTGGACGCGCCAGCAGCCCATCGAGAGCTTCATCAGTCAGGTCATCGACCACATCGGCGGCATTCTCTACACCGATCCGGAGCAAGGCACCTTCGAGCTGAAGCTGCTGCGCGACGACTACTGGGTCAATGACCTGCCGCAACTGGGGCCGGACGAGATCGTGCGGCTGGAGCGTTTCGAGCGCGCGCAGTGGGGTGAGCTGCCCAACGAGCTGACCGTGGTCTACGCCGACTGGCAAACCGCCGGCGACACCACCGTCACTGTGGAAAACCTTGCCGCGATTCAGTTGCAAGGCGGCGTGATCAATCAGCGCCGTGACTACCCGGGCGTCAACTACGGGCCGCTCGCCGCGCGTCTGGCGCTGCGGGATCTGCGCGCCCTGGGTTCGCCCCTGGCCCGGATGAGCCTGACCGTCGCACGCGACACGCTGGAACGCGCACCGTTGCCCGGTGACGTATTCCTGCTCAACTGGCCGCGTTTGGGTATCGACCAGATGGTGGTGCGCGTGACCGGCATTGATACCGGCACCCTGGGCGCGGCCGAGTGGCGCATCGAAGCGATGGAGGATGTATTCGGGCTGGACAACGCCGTGCTGGCACCGACGCCACCCATCATCGACGAGCCAACCCTGGAGCCGCTGCCACCTGCATTGGTGCTGGCGGTGGAAATTCCGTACTGGGAATTGGCGCGCAGCTTGTCACGTGCTGAACTGGATTACCTGACCGACACCGATGCAGCGGTGGGCGCATTGGCCGCTGTGGGCGGTACGGGCCAGCTCAACTGGCTGCTCGCCACCGGTGCCTCGGCCGGTGAGATTGCCAGCGTGGCCAGCGAGGACTACGCGCCACTGCTCACGCTCGATGCGGCCTTGCCTGCCAGCGAGGCCGATGCCGTGGGCGTGCCGGTGACCGCCGTCAGCCAGCCGGAAAGGCTGACCGTGGGCGACTACGCCTATCTGGTTGATGCCAGCGGGGCCATCCGTGAAGCCGTCGCCGTCCTGGACTTCAATACCGCTGCGGCCACGGTTGATCTCGCACGCGGCGTGCTCGACACCACACCGCAATCGCACCCGGTCGGAACCCGCTTCATCGGCGTGGGTGAGTGGCTGGCATCGGAAGGCGCGGAGCGCGCCCCGGGTGAATCTGTGTTCGTGGGAGCCATCCCGCGCACATCAACCAATCAAGGCGATGCGGAACTGGCCAGCTATGGCCAGCCGATGGTGCTGACCGGGCGGCAGGCCTTGCCGTATCCACCGGGGCGCATCCGCCTCAATGGCCAGACCGAGCCTGCCGTGGTCGCCGGTGATCTCAGCATCGCTTGGGCACATCGCGACCGCACGCAGCAAACCGCTTACCTCGTGCAGCAGGGCGAAGCCGACATCGGGCCAGAACCGGGGGTGAGCTACACGGTGCGCATCCGAGATCGCAACGACGCGCTGGTGCACACGGCATCCGGCATCACCGGATCGAATTTCGTGTGGGACGTGGCGACGGCTGCGGCTGATGCCGGTGCGCTGGGCGACCGCATCACGTTGGAACTCACCGCCGAGCGTGACGGGCTGGAAAGCTGGCAGCCGCAGGTGCGCGCTGCGGATCGCGCGGGCTACGGCCTGCGCTGGGGTCAGTATTGGGGAGGAATCTGATGGAACCGCCAGTAGAACCACGCATCGATGTTCACCTGCTGACGCTGAACGAGCCTGCCGAATGGCGGGAGGCCTGCCTTGCCAGCCTCAAGGACGCACCGATCCAGTTGCACGTCCTGCCAGGCATCCCGGGCCGCATCGGCGAAGCGCGGGTAACTGGCTACGCGCAGGGCAATTTGCCGCTGGTGTCCTTCGTCGATCCCGATGATCTGTACGAAGCAAGTGCCTTCACGCAACTGGCCGATGCGCTGGATGCCTGCCCGCAAGCCGTGATGGCCTACACCGACGAAGCGTTGACGGACGAGAGCGGTCGCGACATTGCGGTGCGGCGTCTGGCCTACAGCCGTTGGCAACACGCCAACAGCGCCAGCCATGTGCATGGCTTGATCGTGATGCGCCGCTCCGCCGTCAAGGCCGTACTCACAGAAACCACCGACATCAACAACTTTGCCGACTGGCTGCTGACCCTGCTGGTGGCCAGGCGTGGTGGCGTGCTGTATCTGCCCATCGTCGGGCGTCATTGGCGACAGCACCCGCAGCAAAGCCACCGCACCGGCGACCCCGACGCTGTCCGGCGCATACGTCAGACCATCGGCCAAGCATCGAATCCCTGGAGATAAACCATGTCATCAACCGATCCGAACCTTGGACTCAACTACGGCTGGACGCTCGGCGAGAGCGGCTGGGATACCGGCATGGACGCCAACATCAAACGCCTCGGCGCAGTGGTCGGCCTGTCCGTGAAAGACCGCGACCTGACCTCGCCCCCGGCCAGCCCCGCCAATGGCGACCGTTACATCGTGCCTGCCGCCGCCACCGGCGTGTGGGCAGGCAAGACCAACCAGATCGCGGTGCGCATCGATGGCGCATGGGAGTTCCATCCGCCCAAGGTGGGCTGGCTTTGCTACATCGAGGACGAGGCCAAGCTCTCGGCCTACAAGCCCGCAGGCTGGAGTGCAGGCATCGCCATCTGATCGCCATCCCGCCGCAACCAACTGAACCCGCCCACGAGGCGGGTTTTGCATTTCTGGAGAACACAAATGACCGAACCCGAACAACAAGCGCCCACGCTCGTGGAGAACATGCTCTTGCTGCGCCGCGAGGACTTTGACGAACTGCTGGACCGCGCCGCTGAACGCGGTGCCGAGCGCGTGCTGTCCCATCTCGGCCTCGAAAACGGCCACGCCGCGAAGGACATCCGAGAGCTGCGCGACTTGCTGGAAGCGTGGCGCGATGCGCGTCGCACGGCGTGGCAGACCACCATCAAGGTCGTGACCACGGGCATCCTGGCCGCGCTGCTGGTCGGTGCCGCCCTCAAGTTGAAGCTGATGGGAGGTTCGCCATGATCGCCACCCGCAAGATCTGCCTGCTCGACGACTGGCGAAAGATCGCGCGCCGCGCCTGGAGCGTCCGCCTGTCTATCGTCGCCGCCATCTTCACGGCGGCGGAAGTGGTGGTGCCGCTATTCGGGGACGTCCTGCCGCGTGGCGTGTTCGTGCTGCTGGCCTTCAGCGCCAGCATCGGCGCGGCCATTGCACGCTTGGTCGCGCAGCCGGAGATGCATCGATGATCCGCCCGCCGCAACGACGCACTGTGGGCGCGCTGACCTTGTCTGCCGCCGCGCTGGTCGGCATCGTGCTGCACGAGGGCTACACCGACCGCGCAGTGATTCCGGTCAAGGGCGATGTGCCGACCATCGGGTTCGGTACCACCACCGGAGTGAAGCTGGGCGACACCACCACGCCGCCAAAGGCGCTGGCCCGGGCACTCACCGACGTGCAGCAGTTCGAGGGTGCATTGAAGCAATGCGTCACCGTGCCGCTGGCCCAGAACGAGTACGACGCGCTGGTGAGTTTCTCCTACAACGTCGGCAGCCGCGCGTTCTGCCAGTCCACGCTGGTCAGGAAACTCAACGCCGAGGACTACGCCGGAGCCTGCTCCGAACTGTTGCGCTGGCGCTTCTTCCAGGGCAAGGACTGCGCGTTGCCCACGAATGCGCGGCTGTGCGGCGGGCTGGCCACACGGCGGCAGGCCGAGTACAGCCAGTGCCTCGGGGAAGCGCCATGAACCTGATTCCGTGGCCTTACCGCTGGTTGGCCATCGCTGCTCTAGCTGTTGCGCTGATTGGCTTCGGCTGGATCAAGGGCGCGGGCCACGTGCAAGCGAAGTGGGACGCCGTCGCCTCGCAGCAAACCCTGCAGGTCGCCGCCATCCGCGAGCGGCAGGCCGAGGCCACCATCCAGGTCGTCACGCAGTACGTCGACCGCGTCCGCGTCGTCCGGGAGAGGGGCGACACCATCATCAAGGAGGTTCCCGTCTATGTGCCCGTTCAAGCCGACGCTGCTTGCACTATCAACCGTGGCTTTGTGCGCCTGCACGACACTGCCGCCGCCGGTGAGCTGCCCGAGCCCGCCCGAGATGCTGATGCGGCCGCCGCAGGCATTGCGCTCTCTGCCGTCGCCGGAACCGTCGCCGCCAACTACCAGACCTGCCACGAGAACGCTGAGCAACTGAGGGCGCTGCAGGCGTGGATCGCGGAGGTGGCTGCGGCTGGCAAGTGATCAGCGCTTGGCGACTTCGCAACGTCTGATCTTTCCATCTCGAACACGCTTGGCTTCATCGCCGAACAGCGCGTTCATGTCACCCGTAGCAACCACGGAGCACCGACCATGAGCAACCGTTTCAAGAGCGCCATCATCGACGACGTAACCTCGCGCAACATCGACGCCAGCTTGCAAGACCACCTGCTCGACCTGTTCGAGTCAGCCATAAAGTCAGTCGCCACGACGCTGGTGCGCGAGGCCAAATTCGACACCACGGACTTCGCCACCGCGAAGGCACGAGGCTGCGAGGGGTTCACGCTGCTGGTGAGCCGCACCCGGGCCAATTCGCGCGACGGTTGGATCGGTGCGTTTCAGCGTGGCGACGAACGCCTCGACGTCATCGGCCATCTCGAATAAGCCTCAGTCATCTGTCTTGGGTACATCCCAGTCCGCCAACCGTGCTTCGCCGGTCTGGTAGAACTGCTTCACCAGCTTCACGTACTCCAGGAAGTCCTTGTTCTCAGTCGCCAGCCGGTTGGCGGTGTCCCAGTCGATCTCGCCGCGCTCCCTGGCTGGAATCAAAACCTGACTTTCAGACGGGTTGTCGACATCCAGTTTGATCAGGCCAATCCCGTGGGCCGCAAACAGCATTCGCAGCTCTTTCAAAGTGTCCTGGCCTTCGATCTCAGCGGCCACCAGGTAGCCAAAGTTGGCCCACGATGAGTTCGAGACGGACTGGAAGAAGCACTCTCGGACGTTGGATCGGTTGATCAGCAGCTTGACCTCGAACGACCACAGCTTGGTGCGCTTGTCGGAATACTGATTGACGCAGTCCTTGACCTCTTGGTGCCAGTCTGCACCCAAGTCT